TTCGGTGTAGGCGTCGGTGGCCTTTTCAATCTGATCACGCAGAACCATCACAGCCGTAGTGGCTTCTTCTTCGTCCCAGATGCCGGTCACCACATACTCATCGCCACCCTTGGCTTTCCAATAAGCCTCGGTGCCAGTACCCAGGGTACCGTCTTCGCGCCAAGCATAGTTTTCGTAGACCTGAGTAAAGATAACTACCTTCATATTATTGCTCCTCAAAATAAGAAATACCGATCAGCATGCAAGCCACACCACAGAATGTCATGCCCAGAAACTGCAGAGCCATGCCAAAGCCGATGTCTACTGTGCTTTCTATGCCACCAACAACACCCAGCATCAGCACCAGGCCTGTGAAAAAGAATACTGCAGCTTTCATATCTCGTCCTTTCATCATATCACCATTCTAGCATCACGATTCGAATTGTCAAGAACTTTTTCTACCGGTGTGGTTAAGCACTGGATCATAGGTTGCGATCAATTCGCGTTCTAAAGCATGAGCAGCAGCCTTGCCACGCACAACCTCATAGATACCATAGCTATGAGCTACGGTGCCATACTTTACAATGCTGTTACACAGAGCCCAGCCCTTGTCTTCGTTAAAAGCACGCCAAACATGCTTCTGGATTCGGACTCGGAGCTCTTTCTTGCTGCGTCCTGCTGTGATACCGACATAGCGTGCACCAGTAACATTGTTAATGATAACATATACTATGTGGCATCGATCTGTTCTTTTCTTTCTCATCATACATCCATTATAGCACCACGATGCAAATGGTCAAGCAGAACCAGTAGAAGACCCTACGCAGCAGTCGGGTACTTGTAAGTCATTGATTTCATTGAAGAAAAACATCAATGTTATCAATGGGTTAGCACAGGGCTGAAATATTATTAAATTATTAAGATTTGTTGCCTAGTTTTTAGGCACTTCGTCAGTGCGCTTGGCATGCGGGTGCTGCGGCTTGTTGAACACTCGATCCAGTATCTCGGGCGGTATGGTGTGTACATCCTTCTTATGGATCTTGACTTCTTCGGGATCTACGGTGTCCTGCACTTCTTCATACTGGAATACTGCAGGCGTGGTTTCGGGCGCAGCCGTGGCTTCGGCAACCAGTGTGGTTTGCTTTATTATATTTTCACGAGCCAGCAGACTCATGTTGCCGGCTATGACCAGCAGTATGGCCAAGGGATCGAATACAAAGATTAAGCTCATGATGATGAGGCGCACTGCCTTGCCTATCATGTCTTCGGTGCTGGCGCCGTAGATTAACTCCGCGACGTATTTGATCGGGCCAATCTCAGCCTCAATCTTGCGGACCTCCGCGGATAATGGAGCGCGTTGCTCATTAAGCTGTGTAACCGCTTTCTGTTCGGTTTCGATTTCAGAAAGGAGTCTGCCACGTTCCTTTTGTTGGGACCGACGTATAGCAACGGCTTTATCAGCACCTTTTTCGTCTGATGAGCGTGCCATAACCTGATCCACCGCCTCATCCATTTGTTTAAGAGCCTTGCGCGAGGCATCGATGTTCTCCCTGTGTATGCGAATCTTTTCGTCTATGAGGGCTAGTTGTCCAACACTCTGCCCCGTGACTGCCGCCTGGTCCAGGTGGGCCTTGCTGAGGTAACCAAAGATGCCCAGACTCGTAATGATGCTAAGAACAACAACTGAGGCAGTAAAATAATAGCGGAGAATACGAGGAGCGGTACGCCAATTACGATATATCCAGCTCGCTGCAACCAATTTAGCAAGTTCAAGACTTCCTCCCATCAATCCTGTAGCCAGGGGTGCGCTACTAAAAATACTAATCAATCCAGCCACGCTGAACCAAGCGGCACAGCCACTGACTGCCAGAGCACTGAGAAATAATAGACCAATAAAAATCATAATTTTAAATGTCGGCGATGAGTACGCACCATGATCCAGTTATTATAAAATTCTTCGGGCTTGCGCAACACATCTAGATCGAACTGCACCTTGGCTTCCATGTAGTTGCATTCACCCTTGCTTGGACATAAGTATAGTATGACTCTGTTAAATTTGTCAATGCCTGACTTTTCGATGTCGGCTTTGAGCTCATCGTTGCTGCCGTAGTAGTCACGCCAATCGGATTCTGCTAGATAGCGTTTCTTTTTACCCTTGACTTGACGAGTCTTTCGGTTCCAGAATAATTTTTTACCTATGTAACGACGCCCAGTCTCCAGATTGGTTATGCAGTAGACAAAACCATAATCAGCAGCACTGGGCTCGATGAATTCCGCGTTGTTGTAGATCCACATCAGATACTCCTGGTAATAAGGAATATCTATCGGAGTTATTCTTCGTCGTCTTCCTGGTCGAAGCTTTCCTCGTCTTCTAGATCTGATGCGCAGAAAGGACAGACAGTAAGCTGATAATAGTCGCTGTCCAGGTCGTGTATGATTTTAAATACTGCATCACAATTATAACACTCTATGTGTTTCTTAGTCCCCATTTTCTTTTTCTACTTTTTCTATGTGAACGCCGCCCTGCTGTAAAAATTTAATACCGGCATCGTCACGATACACTTGACGATAGTAGACATTCTTAATACCCGATATTAGTATAAGTTTAGCGCACTGTGCGCAGGGAGCGTGGGTTATGAACATCGTGGCGCCGTCACCACTCTCATGACTACGCGCCAACTTGGCAATGGCATTTTCTTCGGCATGTATGACCTCGGGCTTGGTTATGAGTCGATATGGCCACTGTCCGTATTCTGGGTGCTCGCCAGTCAAAGGAAAAAGTTGACGTAGTTCATCGGGGTTTAACCAACCACCACTGTCGCGTGGCATCCAATCTAAATTTTCACAGTTATTATCACCGCCGGGCGCTGTGCCATTATATCCAATACTTATAATTCTGTCGTCCTTGACGACTACTGCACCTACCTTGAGTCTGCGAGCCTTGCTGAGTTTAGCGTACCTGGCCGCAACATCCAGGTGTGCTTGGAGCATATCTGCTTTCAATTATTTTTCCCCATTTAGGAGGATCCAAGGGACACTCCTGATCTTTAAAACTAGTCTTGGCTGGCATGAAGCAACCACAGACCATGCATTGTTTGGTCATGGCGCGATAATGCTCGCAGCCACGACAAATTTCCATGCGATCCTTAGCGTACTGTGTAAACATTACCAGACAAAATTTTGTTGATAGTAATCAATTATGCCAGGCAATTCGTCTTTGAATACACGACGCGGTTGCCAGCCCAGAGCCTTGAGTTTGCTGTCATCGATGCTGTAACGAACATCGGCACCCAATCTCTGATAATCAAAGTCTATGTGATCTTCGTGGTCGGCAGTCAACATCATGTTGTCAATGATTTGATGCACCACATCCAGGTTGCTGGTTTCATAGTTACCGCTGATGTTGTAGATTTCGTTCTCCACACCGGCATTGATGATGTGTACAATGGCGTCCGCAGTATCTTCAACATGCAGCCAGGTACGGCGCGGCGTACCATTCATGTGCAGCGGAACCTGTCGGCCCAGATGTAGATATTTAATGGCCTTGGGTATGAGCTTCTCAGTGTATTGACCTATGCCGTAGTTATTGGTGGGACGTACAATGATCCAGGGTACATTGTAGGTACGAGCCCAGGCACTGATCAGCATGTCGGCTGCTGCCTTGGTGGCACTGTAGGGGTTGCTGGGTTTCAGCAAATGAGTCTCAGTAAAGCTACCATCATCAATGTCGCCATAGACTTCGTCGGTGCTGAAGTGCAGCAGTACTGGTTTACGTCCAGTATGACTGCGCAACAGTTCCAGGAGATTGTGTACGCCATCGATGTTGCTGCGTACAAAGTCTGAGCTTCGTTCTATGCTGTTGTCTACATGAGTTTCAGCAGCTGTGTTGATGATGTAGTCACAGTCCATGAGACGATCTAAATCATTGATGTCTTTTTTAAGAAACTTAAATCGTTCATTTTGATTAAACTCGGCAAGAAAATTTACATTGCTGGCATAGGTACATTTGTCCACACCAATAACGTACCAGCCTTGCTCAAGGCATCGGCGAGTTACATGCGATCCTATGAATCCCAGACATCCAGTAACATAGACAATTTTTTTCATCTGTATCTCTTCATTCCTGTTATAATACCCAAACTTGGTAGATCTAGACTGGCCAATTTAGACCCATCACCTGTATAATTTAAATTTGATTTATCACCAAACGAAACATTTTCACCGGATAAATTCTGCACTTCGCAGAATTTTTTTACAAATTCACTGAGCAGTATCTTTTCAGAATATACAGCATTGATATCTTTGTACAATGGGTCCGATGTTTCAACATAGTATTCAACCAAGGGCAGCAAATCTTCTAGATACAGATAGTCAAAGTACTTATCTGTGAGAACTACATCCTGGCCAGACAATATCTTTGGCAGCAATCTGGTGGGTGCTTCGGTGGCGAAGAATACACCGAACAATCTCAGATTAAAAAATGCATCGGTCAGTGCTGAGATTTTTGCACAGGTATTTTTGCTGATACCATAGGGATCAATGGGCATGCTTTCAAACAATGAATCTTCACCGATGTTGTCCAGACTGCGTCGGCGATCAAATTCTGCGCCTGAGCATAGTTGTAGCATTCGACCAAAACTATAACGACACGCGTAGATGTTTGTAAAGATGGTGAGATTGTCGGTAGCCACCTGTGTCGAAGCAGTCATCTGGCTATCAGGATTTACTGCGGCATTGATGACCACGTCAAAGGCATGTTTATCAAAATAATTCTGCATGGCGTGATAATCAAACAAGTCAAATGTAGTTCGAGTGATTGATGCTACATCGTGCTTTTGACTTAGAGTCCTGGCAAGGTATCCACCAACAACTCCACGACCACCTAGAATAGCTACCCTCATTTAATATCCACAATCATTTCACGTTGAAGTTCTTCATCGCTCAAAAATGGAGCCATGTCATGCAGGCCGGCCTGTTTGCCATTTTTTAGCGCCTGACTGGGTAAAATTTCCTGTTCGGCCTTGCAGATGCAGTCAATGATTCTGGGACCTGGCGTGGCAAATAATTCTGAAAAGGATTCAAGACCCGTGGCTGTGTTTATTTTATTATAGGCAATCTTAAATCCCTGTGCTATGTCTCCGAAGTTTGGAAACCATAGACCAGTTTTGTCGCTGGTTCCGTGCACACGCCCTTCGAAGTATTTTTGCTGTGTATTCTTGATGCTAAGATAGCCCTGATTGTTTAAAATAATAAATTTGATGTTGAGCTGATGTTCTGTGACCACTGCCAATTCCTGCAGATTGCTCATAAAACTACCATCACCAACGATGGCGATTACTGGTTGATTGCTGGCCAAAGCCACGCCTATGGCACCAGGTAATGCCCAGCCCATGTCAGCCTGGCCAGGACTAAAAACGAATCGTTGACCTGATTTGGCGTTCAGAGCCACGGGTCCGGCATAGCTAATGCTACCAGCATCTCCCATGAGAGTCATGTTGGCCGTGCTGTGTCGATTTACAGCATCCAGCACAGCATAGAGATTGAGATCGCCATCGGTATCGTTGGCCGCGAATTCTGGTCGCATCACTGGCCAGCTTTTCTTCCAGTGTCCACATTTTTCAATCCATTGTTGTCGCGTCATAGCATTGCCTTGAAAAAATTAGGTAGACTTAGATGATGTTGTTCGTCGATGTCTACGATGTTTTTATGCAGTTCATTGTTGTCGATGTCTATGGCAATCTTGTAGCTGTGTGGACTGAACTGCTTGGGATCGTATCCCACCACTGAGGCGCCCAGACTGGTGCCCAGCAGTATCAGACAATCGGCATTTTGCATGGCAAAGTTACCGGCTCTGGAACCGCGTTGTCCAACCGCACCGATGCTCAGCGCATGATCATTGGCTGTGTAGTCTCGGGCACCATAGGTACTGACAAAAGGTATGTTGTAGGTTTCAATAAACTTTACAAACTCGTCAACACAGTTGGCCTGACGTATGCCATAGCCAGCCAACACCAAGGGTCTTTGACTCTGCATGATTCGATTTTTTATTGTAGTCAAAGGTCTGACCAAAGCAAGATCTGCCAATGGTCTGTACACCGAGGGATTTTCTATTGTGGCTAATTGTATGTCGCCTGGGATGTCGATCCACACTGGTCCAGGACGATTAGTAGTAGCACAATGTATGGCATAGCTAAGTTCATGAGCGACATCATTGACGCTGGTGATGAATTTACTATACTTGGTCATGGATCTATAGGTATCTACTATGTGATGTTCCTGTATTCCATATTTGCGAATGTTCAGTCCCGTAGTCTGGGAATTGATCCAACCGCTGCAGGTACTGAGTTTTACATTGCCGCTGATGAACAATACAGGTACACTGTCCTGCCAGGCATTGAGTACGCTGGTGGCACAGTTGGTGCCAGCACATCCTGTGGTGGGATTGACTACTGCCAGCTTACCAGTATACTTACTTTCTCCAATGGCTGCATGTCCTGCACCCTGTTCATGATGGTAACAGACATAGGGCATGCCCTGTTTAATAAACCCGTCATTGAGTCCAGCAGCACCGCCGCCCATGAGTCCATGTACGCGTTCTACGCCTATGGACATTAAATATTGCGCTATCCAGTCACATACTCGCATGATTTTCTTCCCACCATAGTTTTTCTGCCCAGGCTTTAATTCTGTGAAGTGCTGATTTGATGCTCTGCATGTCTGTGGCATAGCATAATCGTATATGACCTGCGCCATAGTCGCCAAAACAACTTCCTGGCACAGTTACTACACCGGCCTGATCCATGAGCTGCTCACAAACTTCGACATCGGTCAATCCAGTGCCAGTGATGTTGGGAAACGCATAAAAAGCACCGCCGGGCATCTGACACCTAAAACCAGGAATGTGATTCAATCCTGAAACCAGTGCATTGCGTCGTTCTCGATATTGATCCATCATGGCATATACTGCATCCTGTGGTCCTCGTATAGCCTCGGTGCCAGCACTTTGTATAAAAGGGCTTACACAGCTGCTAGTAGTCTGCAGCAACATATACATTCTTTCCATGACATCCGGAGGCCCAATCAACGCACCCAATCTCCAGCCTGTCATGGCAAAGGCTTTGCTAAAACCGTTGCTTAGTATTACATGAGATTTGCATTGATCATACTGACTTGGGCTGGTAAATTCATAGTCATCATAGATCATACGACTATAGATTTCATCAGCGTACAAATAGATATCTTTCTCAACACAGAGATCATAGATGTCTTTGAGCTCTTGTCTGGTCATTACTGCACCAGTAGGATTGTTGGGACTGTTGACAATCAGCAAACGTGTCTTGTCGGTAATTAACTTTCGAACATCGTCGGCCTGCATTCTAAATCCATGTTCTTCGCGCAGTGGCACATGAACATCAACGGCACCGCACATTTTAATGCTGCTATAGTAGGTGGCAAATCCTGGATCTGGTACCAAAACTTCTGTACCAGGATCACACAGACAAAATACGGCATAGAAGATACCCATGTTGGCACCAGGCAACACCAACACCTGATTTAGGTCTGGTAAAAACCCGCGACTATTATAGGTTGCTACACGTATAGTTTCGCGAAATTCCAGATCACCCCAGCTACTGGTATAGTGAGTTTTACCTTCAGCCAGTGCTCGCACTGCTGCCATGACAATATTGGGCGGCGTGGTAAAATCTGGATCGCCAATCTCCATGTGTATCATGGATCGACCTTCGGCTTCTAGCTTTCTGGCACGATCCAGATATTTGAACATGGGCTGCCCATGAATGTTCATGGATGCTTTACTCAGTGATTTCATTATGCACCATAGCGTTTCATAAATTGATCCACACAATCACCGATGTAGTCAATCTGTTCTGCAGTGATCACCGGACTGGTGCCATGGAACAGAGTATTCATTGTAGCATAGGTTGCCACAGGGAATCGATGGATTGCGTTCTCGGCTTCGGCCAGATGTGTATAGGCTGGCTGCAGCATGATGTTGCCGGCAAAGTACGGCCGGGTCTGTATTTTACAGTCCTCCAAATAGTCAACAAATTCAGTTCTCGTAAATGGTGAACCACTGCGTATCGTCAATGGGAAAGCGAACCAGCTAGGATTGCTGTCCTGCTGCGCTCGCGGTAAATGGAAATAGGCTTCATATTTTTCATAAATCTTAAACAGTCTAGCATAATTCTCACGTCGACGTCGATGGATCTCTGGTAATTTTTCAATCTGAACCAGACCCATGCTGCCCTGCAGCTCTACGGGCTTGAGGTTATAACCAATCTCATCATAGACATACTTGTGATCAAAGATCTGACCCGGCAGACTAGGCAACCATTCACTGAAGCGTTGCTTACAGGTACCGCACTTTAATTTATTGGCTTCGGGTCCTACGCAGTAGCAACCACGTCCCCATTCACGAAACGATGTCAATATGGTGGCAGTGTCCTTGTCCCGGGCCACAACAAATCCACCTTCGCCCATGGTCATGTGATGTGCAGGATAGAATGAACAGCTGGCCATTTCACCAAAGCTGCCCAGAGGCTGATCACGATAGGTTGATCCCAGAGCGTCGCAGCAGTCTTCCAAGAGTACTAAATCGAATCGTTTCACCAGATCCATGACCCAGTCCATGTTGGGTGGGTTGCCCAGCACATGAGCAAAGGTAATGACACGGATGTCGTGTTCACGGATCAATTCTTCGGCTCGAGTCAGATCCAGGTTCAGTGTGTCTAGTTCAATGTCTAGAAACACTGGCACAAATCCGCTCTGCAGTATGGGGTTTAGTGTGGTGGGGAAACCAGCTACTGGAGTCAGTACCTTGGTGCCTGCTGGAAAGTTATGACCGCGTTTGCTGGTCAGAGTCTTCATCATCAGCAGGTTGGCACTTGATCCTGAATTGGTCAATATGCCATGTTGGCGACCAAACTGTCGGGGAAATACTGTCTCAAATCTCAGACAATCATTGCCCATGACCAACCAGCCTTTGAGCAGAGTCTCTACTGCGGCCTGGATCTCCCGATGATCAAAATAAGGTCCGGCATAGTGCACCATGTCTTTACCTGGTTGCCAAACCTTGGCAGCATCACGATCTTTGATGTAATGCTCAACGCCCATAAGAATGTCCATCACTTCTTCTGCCATCATAGTAACTCCAATTAGTAAATAACTTTGTCCTGATACTCTTCAACCAAAACCAGTCTTTCATGCAACTGTGTACCGGGCCAATGCACTAGCCAATCTCCAGACTCCCACTGGCCACGGTTGCCGCTGGTGTCTGTTGTGCCTTCATAGTTCCAGGGCGGTACTCGATACATTCTATATTCATAGCTGTTCATCATGTGCTGCGGAACAATTTTAACTACATCTTTGTATTTTTCATAGGTTTCCAACATCCAACCATTTTCAGCATAATGATGATTTACATAGTCTGGCATGGCATCCATCATGTCCTGCAGATATGCTCGAGCTCGTTGAGTATTTTTAACCAACAGACTATCATCAACAATGGGTTCATTGAAATCTCCGGCAACAATGATATCATGTGTGTCAGAAATTCTGTCTTCAATTTTAATGTTGAAGTTGGTTACCAAACTATCAGCGCCAGTCAACCATAACCATTCTGTGTCGGGATAGGCTTCAAAAATATCAAGAATAAACTGCATGCGCTCCCAGCCTATGTGCCGCGGCTCAAATACCCAATCGTCGGTCTTAACTATGTGATCATAATTGTGCTTTTCAGCATAGGCTACTTTGTTTGGCCAAGTCTTCTCTGCTAATTTTAAGATGTTGTTGTTTTGTACTGATGCCACAATAATCATGCTATCTGCTCCTTTATAAAGGCAATTTTTTCAATTAGACGATCGCCGTATCGGTTCCATAGCAGCAGATCTTCGACTTCATTGAAGTCGGTCTGACGATACCATTCATCGGTAATATAACCACCCATGGCCTCGGGTGGACGATCACCGGGTCCACGAACTTGTTTTCGTTTTTTAAAGTATTCCCAGCTCTTGCTGTAGTAATGATTAATCTGCATGATGTCATGTGTCACCACACCAGGACAACCTGCCTCAGGAACATTGCAACCACAGTGCGGTGGTATCAGACGTCCTTCTAGATCATAGGTTCCAAATTCTGTGGTGTATATATGAGGGTTGGTGACGATGACATTTCCAGCATGTCGACCCTTGACGATGCAGTTCAGATGATGATTGTTGGATCTGCTGTGTTCGGCTCGGCGAGTAAATCCCTGTGTAACCAGCGGAGGTTCTGTGATATGTCCATTGCCACCAAATTGTGCCCAGTAGACTCCCAGAGCGCTGATTGGTTTGTCGTTGTAGTCCTGCAGAACATCTCGTACTGTATCTTTGTATCTGGGAACATAGAACTCATCGCCATCGGACCAGATTAACCAATCAAGTTCATGACGAAACGTATCCATGATGTTCTGATACACCACAGGATAAAAGTCATAGCCCGTGCAGTCTCGTCTGTCAATGTCATAGAACTTCTGTAGCTTTTTCCAGATGTCCACCGATGGATCAGCAGCCGCGCCCGGCATGTTGTGGTTGTAGATTAGAAATCGATCCACTCCCTGCAGCAGGTAATAGGCAAACCATTCAATCAGACTTTCACTTTCGTATCTTTGTACAGATGCCAAACCAATTTTCATAAAGTAAAAGTTCCTAGATCAAAGTCTGGTGCGTGTTGATTATTGGGCGCATCCAATACACCCGGAAATGTTTCATTGGATATACTGAGATTATAATATAACTTGTTGGCAAATGTCAATTCCATTACCCGAGGAATATTTTGTCCTTCATAATGATTGCAGATATCGCAGTTGTTGCCATGTACATGCACCACTTTGAAATGTTCACTGAGATGCTGGAATGTAGACAGCGCATCGTCATTCATGGGAAAGTTATGAAACTCAACAACAATCTGACGAAATTTATTGAGATTCTCTGCTTGGGTATATCTAAACATCTTCCATTCGTCGCCTTCGATATCAATCTTGGCAATCACGCTGTGGTCAGCATACAGCGGCAGCATCAGATCCAGAGTGCTGTTGTTGCTGCCATAGCCCTGCATGGGAAGTTTATACCAGGTATAGCCACGATCTACGTTTTGGTAGATGTAGCCTGGACTGTGATCAAAAGCGATAACTGGGATGCCTTTGTCAAGCATGGCCAGCTCCCAGCTATCGTCATTGTTTAATCCACCGCCAATGGCTAGTTTGATATCTTTAAAATCATCGATATGAACATAACCACCATCATAGGGTTGACCGATTCTAACTTTGCTATAACCTTCGGCCTTATGTGGCTGAAGCAATGCCATGATGTCAATCAATTCTTGTTCCGTCATTGTAAAACCTTTCAATAATTATATCAAGCCCAGACTTCCTCCCAGTTTCCTGTCAGGGCTCCTTTGGCATAGTCTGTGGCGCGGTTTTCAAAAAAGTTTGTGTGCGTGGGTGCATTGATCATTTCCTCTACCCAGGGCAAGGGATTCTTTTTTCGTTTAAAGATACCCTTGAGTCCCAGAGCAATCAGACGGCGATCAGCGATATAACGTATATATTCCTTGACCTCGTTGGCAGTCAAGCCTTCTATGCCGCCCAGATTGAAAGATAGATCAATGAATCGGTCTTCAAGCTCCACCATTTTTTCTGCAATTGTGTAGATACGGCTCTTGAGATCATCATTCCAGATCTCAGGATTTTCATTGACATAGGTACGGAACAACTTGATCATTGATTCGCAGTGCTGAGTTTCGTCAACAATGCTCCAGGTCACAATCTGTCCCATGCCCTTCATTTTACCGGTGCGTGGGAAGTTAAGTAGCATGATAAAGGAACTGAATAGCTGCATGCCTTCGGTGAAAGCACTGAATACTGCAATGTGAGCAGCAGTAGAAGCAGCATCGCCATTCTGTGAGCTAACACCAAGTAGGTAATCATGCTTGTCCTTCATCTCCTGATATTCCAGGAACTCGTTGTAGGTTGACTCGGGCATGCCCAGTGTCTCGATTAAGTGACTATAGGCCGCGACATGCAGAGCTTCTCTGGCACCAAAGCCCAGCAGCATCATTCTTACTTCGGGCTGCCGAAAATAAGGCAGATAATTTTTTACATAGCCGCCGGCCACATCGATATCACCCTGGGTAAAGAAACGAAAGATGTTGGTGAGAAAGTTTTTCTCTTCCGCAGTAAGTTTGGTTTTCCAATCCTTGACATCTTCCAGCATGGGTACTTCGGTATGCAGCCAATGGCTTTGCTCGTGCTTTAGCCAAGCATCATAGGCCCAGGGATAATGAAAGGGCTTGAAGCTATTTCGGTCGTCGACGAGTCGTAGTTTTTCTTTTTTAGGGGCCATGATTATTCACACCAGCTTTTCTTTGCTTCACCATGATAAGGGCGTGCTAAGTTATTGTCAATAAGCATTTTGCTTAAACTTTGACCGTCGATGATGACATCGCCCAGCACTCTACCACCGAACTTATCCCAGTCTTTGATTTCGATTTGAATCTTTTTACCCTCGGCTACCTTTTTCTTGGTAAAGTCTGTGGCAGCCTGACCACCCCGGGCTTCCTTGTCACACTTGGCGCGGGGCGCCTTTTCTGGTGTATCCACACCCAGCACACGCAGACTCAGCAGAGGCTTCAGAGGTGGTGGCAACCATTTGGCTTCGAACTCTACGGTGTCGCCATCTTTGACGCGTGTAATTTTCCAGTCATAGACCTCGGCCTGAGCCAGGGGTGTGATCAGCATCAGTGCTAATAAAATTTTCTTCATTGTTATTCTCCTTGTTCGTACATTACGGTGTTGGTGTCGCCTAAGAACCATTTAGGCTTGGTTTCTACTACGTATTTTTTAGTGCAGACTCGGAAGTCTGGAAACTTCAGTTCCTTGGGATTGCTGGAGGCGTCTAGGAACAGACAGCGGTTGTTGGGTTGTGCTGCGAATTGTCCGTTGTCTAACTGCATAAAATTGAAACTTTTGTGATCCTCGGGCCATTCAGCATAGGTGGTGTCCAGTGTGTTGGGGTCGGGCGCGCTGTTGTCTACGGTGAAGAGATATTCGCCTTCGTAGAAGTTTTTATCCTTGGCATAGAACTTGCAGGTCAGATTTCGTAGAAATGACTTTTGTACTACAGTAAAGTCATGACTGAAACTATCCCAGATCTGCAGAGTGTCTAAAGGTAAAAACTTTGCAGTGTCAAGATTTTCTGTGCGTGACACATACGCTGATAGAGGTAGCTTGTCATAAAGTGCGCCATAGTTGGGTAAATAACTTTCAATGCGAAATGCCTGTCCTCGAATGCTTTTAATGGAGACCCAGATGCAGGGTTCATATTCTCCATGGCCCCGTTCAAAGTCATAGAGAAATTCTCGGCGAATATAACAATGTACCGGTGGTATGTTAGCTACCAGATGCGCCATGTATGTACATCCAAAGTAATAAAACGATTAAACAAAAGGCAATAAACCAATCAAGAATATCCATGATTTTTATCCTGCCAATGACATTAGTACCAGCAGTACAACTACAATTGCTTGTAACATAGATGTTCCTTTCTTATCCTTCGCAGGCTAGACAGTCATTGCCCTCGGCTAGTGCCTTGAGATCAATTTCCTGTATTACTTGTCGTTCGATTTTCTTTGCAACCTTGTCTGCCTTGCCAATTTTCTCTGAGCGGCAGTAATATAGCGTCTTGAGACCGGACTTCCATGCTTGGAAATGTACAGCGTGAATGTACTTGACATTCGCG